TGGCGCGTCTACGGCCTCGGCCTGACCGGACAGCTGGAGGGAGTCATCTACGAGTTTGAACAGATAGAGACCATGCCGGACCCTCATGGCCTGGTACGCATCGGAGGCCTCGACTACGGATTTACGAACAGCAAGACGGCCGGCATCGAGGTGCTTGCGGACGTCAGGAAGAAGAAGCTCTACCTTGACGAAATGTTCTACGGCTCCGGCATGCACAACTTCGACATCATCGCGGCGCTCAACGCCCACGGGTTCCCGAAGACTGCCAGGCTGTACGCCGACTGCGCGGAGCCGAAGGCCAACAGCGAGATCAAGCTCGCAGGCTTCAACGTGTGGCCGAGCTACAAGGGCAAGGAGATAGAAGCGCAGATCTCGTGGCTCCAGGGATGGGACATTTACGTCACGAAGACAAGCACGAACCTCATCCACGAGTTCAGGAACTACCTGTGGGACACGGACCGAGACGGCAACCGGCTCAACGTGCCCATCAAGGAATACGACCACGCCATGGACGCCTTCAGGTATGCGGCCTTCGGGCAGCTGGCTGAGTTCAGACGTCCGGCGATGACAAAGACACGAACAGCAAAACTGCAACAATGATATGAGAGGACGATTCAAGATGAAGACAGTGGCCGATGTGCTGCGATGGGAGCCTTATCTGGAGGACGCCCAGGTGGAAGCGCTGAAGGACGTGGCGTGTCCGGCCAGCATTGCGGGCAAAGAAGCCCCACAGAGCCTCGACGACATCACACTGGGGCAACTTATCCAGTTAGAGGAAATCGGGCGAAATAAGGGCGTATTTGAAGCCATCGCCGTGGCGCTCCTTGGCAAGCCGGAAGGCTGGGCCATGACGGCACCGGCTCTCCCGATGCTCGGACTGCGCAACATGGTGGTGAAGGAGCAGGACCGCATCGCGGCTCTGTTCGCCTCCCTCACCCGGGAGCATGAGCCTGCCGAGATCATGGCGGGCGTGGAGCAGCTGAACTTCGGCATCTTCGGGCTTGCCGACTGGTACGCCCAGAGAATGCACATCACGAGCCACGACGAGGTGTTCGCAACGCCGTGGATCCGTATATGGCAGTGCCGCAAGAACGACGCAGACGAGGCCGAGTACCGCAAGCGCCTCGACAAGATAAGGAATGACCTAGCACGACAGAGACGATGAATACTGATCTAGAAATAAAGCGCCTAGCGCTGGAGATGTGCCCGCACTATTGCTACGGCACACCATACTACCTGAACACACAAACAGACAAGATGCGCGCGAGGAAGCAGATGCCTGCATGCCTGCACCTGCAGACGACCGAAGGCTCCGAGGTCACCTCGGCATCCCCATACTGGCAGACGGAGCTCAGGACCTGCCGAGTGCAGGTGGGGTTCGCGGATGCTGTCAAGTTCGACCAAGAGCCCGAGAAAAGCCTGGAGACGGTGGAAGCCCTGCTGGAGATGGGGCGCGAGCTCATCCGACGCATTAACGCGAGCAACCTGTGGACGCAGGTGGGCTCCTTCTCCTACCAGGTATTGTACAACACCCAAGACGGCAACCTTATCTGGGTGCTCCTCGACTTCAATGTGACGGAGCTGCCGACTTGCAAGAACTAACAGGCTATGCTGAGCGAGGAGATACGCAAGATCCTGCTCGAGGAACTCGAGGACCTGCGCAGGAGGATCACGGAGAACATGGCCGGCGCGGACCTCATCGTGACCGGAAAGACCCGCGACTCCATGGTGGCGTCTGTACAGGGCAACGCCGGCACCCTCGTGGGTCGCCAGGCCTTCGCCACCTTGGAGACGGGCTCACGTCCGTGGAGCCGGAGACCCAAGTACGTGCCCCGGTTCTTCGCCGACCTCATCGGTGAGTGGATAGACAAACGAGGTCTTGACCTTAACAAGTGGGCAGTGGCCCGGACCATCATCGACCAGGGCTCCTCACTGTATCGCAAGGGTGGCAGGAGCGACATCTACTCACCGGAGCTCCAGAAGACAATAGACAACATCGGCCAGCGCGTCGTAGATCACTACGCTGTTCTGGTCACCAGCAGACTGATCATCAATAAACCGCTATGAAAATAACCCCATACACCAACACCGAAGGGCCTATCAGAGCCGCGAGCATCCTGACGCCTTCTTCCCCGCTGTGGTTCATCTATAGTCCGCAGCCCGTGATTGTGGAGATAACTGACGGAGAGACCGAGGGCGTCCCCGTGTCCTTCACAGTCACTTCTAACGAGACCGGAGCGTCATACACGGAGACCCGAGACACCCACAACGGCAAGGCGAGCATCGATGTCAGCCGCATCATGCAGATTCTGGCCAAGGACGTGGAAACCGTTTTCGACCGACCGGAGGAGGAAGCCGTGGACACGTCATTCTACTACGAGATCGTCGTATCATACGAAGATGCCGGCGTTCAGTACGAGATGGCGCGCTTCTCGGAGCAGGAGGGCATATACGGAGCACTCGATGCCGGAGAGAGCTACGGAAACACCGTGCATCGCAGGCTCTGGGTGAACTTCCCGCAGACCTTCGGCATCAGAAGGGCCAGCACAGGCCTGGAAGTGATTCGGCCAATAAATGCCACTCCTTCTGTTAATAACGCGGACAAGGCCGGATATGCTCTGAACTACATCAAGCTGCTCACAGACCTCCATCAAGAGAGTACTGTAGAAGACGTCACCCGGTACATAGAGACCGACAAGATCATCACGTCGTGGGATGCCGTCGTTCAATCGGGGAGCGCATCGACGACCACCTACCGAATAATCGAGGTCAGACCAGACTACAGCAAGCCGGACGACGGTATATACCTGCGCTGGCTTGACCGCTCAGGAGAGACCTGCTCGTGGCTGTTCAGAAAGTCGAAGCTGTCGACCAAGACCACGTTGCGTGACAGTTTCTCGAAGTATTACTCAGGAGACCTCACGGCTCCGACCAGATACAGCAGACTGGTGAACCCTCTGAGGGCTGAGTACGCCGAAGCGCGTGAACTCACGGTGGGCGATGACTGTGTGAGCTCTGAGGAGTTCGATGCCCTTGTAAGCCTTGCGACCTCACCACTCGTCGAGATGCTGGTGTCAGGCAGCGCGGCGCCTTCCGGCGCTCCGGCTCTCCTGAAGGACAGGCTCTACCCTCCATATGTGTGGCAGCGGGTCAATATAGTTCCGGGCACATTCGCACGAGCTGACCGGAGAGACACACCAAAGCTCCACAGCATCGAGTTCGTCATCGAGTTACCACAGAGACATACTGCGCGCCTATGATTCACGAGATATGGATAAACAACGAGCCGGTGGACTTGGCTGACAACCCCAAGATCACCCTGGAATACACGAGCAACCTGCTCAATGAGCCGGGAAAGCTCAACCTTGCGCACTCCTACAGCATCAAGTTGCCGAGGACTGTCCGGAATGCCAGAATACTAGGCTTGCCGGAGCGCCCTGCGAACAGCATGAGCCTGGTACGCCGTTACCTTCCCGCGAGATACTACCGCAACGGGATAGACGTCCTCGGTCCGGCCAGAGCCTACATCGTGAAGGTCTCCCCGGACAGCTACGAGCTGGCGCTTGTGACTCAGACACTCGCGGCGCTTCAGACGCTGTCGGAGTCGAAGGCCGACCTGAACAGCCTGCCGGGTCTTCCAGTGCTCCGATGGATCGGAGACAACGGAACGACGCCGGACTACAACGGAGCCAATGACGCCGACGGCGCGGTGTTCGCGGATTATGTGTCGGGGCTAGGAAGCCTGACATACCCTACCGTGAACGCGGCCACACATCCGAGCATGCAGGTGAGCAACCTGCTGGAGCGCATTCTAGCCAATGCGCAACTGCCTTACACCATGACGCCTGCGGCTGCTGAGGCAATGAAGGACTACGTGGTGCTTGCCGCGCCTTCTCACAAGCCGAGCCTGCGACAGGAGATTGCGTCAGGAAGCCAAGCCACCGCAGTGAACCTGTATACGGGGGAACTGAACAAGCAGAAGCTGAACATCGTCATGGTGGACTCCGGATGGGACCCGACGTTCACATATGCCGCGTCCGACCCTATAGCGACCGCGGCTGACGTAGCTGTCGCAGTGTCCGTCTTGGAAAACGACAAGCACCGGGTATTCATAAACCTCAAGGCACCCGTGAACATGCAAGGCGCATCGCTCTATATTGAGGGCTTCACTATCGACAGGGACTACAACATAACCTCCAGAAAGGTGCTGTCTCAGGTGTTCTTCAAGGAGAGCGAGGACGGCTACTGGTACGTGGCATACGACGAGGAAGTGACAGTCAGCGGCTGGAATTATTACGGCATCGGTATATCGTACACTGGGGCCTCCCGGTATAACACGGACTGCTACCCGATTGACGAGACGCTGCCGATGGTGGCTGTCAACCAGGTACACGAGACAATCACCATATCAGGCGACAACACCTTCCCGATTGAAGGCAACCTGCCGGAGATAGAGCAGTGGGGATTCGTCAAGGCGTGCTGCGCGCTGTTCGGGATTTCGCTCGACATAAGGAATGATGCACTGGAGTTCCATACGTTTGCCGAACTTCTAGACAAGTCCTCCGCGGTTGACTGGACTGAGAAGGTGGCAACCGATTCAGAGACACCGGACAGCATAGCCTACACGCTATCAAGCTGGGCGCAGGGCAACTTCATCCGATATGAGGAAGACGTAGACCTCCCGTTCAATCCGGACGCACCGCTGCACATCGACGACGCCACACTCAAGGCTGACCGGGACTACTACAAGCTCCCGTTTGCAGCCAGCAACGAAGGGCGGGCCGTGCATTACGAGGTGAACGGTGCCGAAGTCAAGGACATCGACATCGAGCCTCGCATCTTCAAGGTTTACTACAGCGAGAGCACAGGAGCCAACGCCCTGGACTTCTCGGAGGACCTCTACGGCTCCGAACTGATAGCGAAGCGCTACGCCGAACTGCAGAAGGTCATCGAGCGTCCGGTGGTCATAACGATAGGCGTTCGATTGAACGAAATAGATCTCAAGACCCTAGACCTCAGCGCTCCCGTGTATCTCCGCCAGTTCGGCAGGTTCTACACGATTCTGAAGGTGCAGACCTCAGACACCGATCTCTGCAAAGTTGAACTTTTACAATTACCCTAGCATATGGCAGACAAGACAACGAAGATCCTGGAGGTAGTCGTGGACAACAACAAGGCCGTGTCCGCGATAGCCGAATACAACAGACTCATCGACGAGCAGAAGCAGAAGCAGGCAGAACTGAAGCAGCAGCTCAATGAAGGCGTCATCTCGCAGGACGCATACTACAAGGCGATGGCGCAGAGCCGCGAGGTCACGAAGACCTACAGCCGCGCCGTGCAGGAACTCAGCAAGGAGGTGCAGAACAACATCAAGGCCGACACCGAGAAGGCGGGCTCATTGAGACAGATGCGAGCCGAGCTGAGCAATGTGACCAAGGCATACGACTCACTGTCCGAAGCCGACAGGAAGTCTGCGGAGGGCTTGAGGCTCCAGAGCCGCATCAAGGAGCTCAGCACCAACCTCAAGATAACGGAGGGCGAGACAAACCGGTTCTACAGGAATGTGGGAAACTATGCTAACGGCTTCGTCGAGGCATTCACGAGGATGGGAGGCTCTATGGGCAACCTGCAGGGTCCGATGAACATAGTGAAAAACGGCTTCACAGCCATATCGGCCACTCCGCTCATCGCAATACTGGGTGCACTGGTTACCATCATTCAGAAAGTCATCCAGAACCTCAAGAGTTCGGAGGCCACCATGAACGCCGTGACGACTGCTCTCGCACCGCTCAATGCCGGCGGACGTCTGCTCCAGAAGACCATGCAGGCGCTAGGTAACGGAATAGCGAAGGTCGCAGAGAAACTATCAGAGTGGGCCGACAAGCTGGGGCTCATCACTGAGTCCATGAAGACCGAGCAAGCCTTGACGAAGGCTCAGATAGACCTGGAGCTGCGCGAACGTGAGATCATCAAGCAGAATGCAGACAGCCAGCTCAAGGTGTCCGAGCTCAAGGCAAAGGCCGCCGACAAGTTGACGTACAGCGCCAAGGAGCGCGTGGCCTTCCTCGAACAGGCACTGGCAGAGGAGGAAGCCATCGCCAAGAGAGACATGGAGGTGGCCCGGGAGCGCTACAGGATCCTGGAAGAACAGTCCAAGCTGGCGGAGAACAGCAAGGAAGAAAATGACGAACTGGCGCGGTCCTACGCCTCGATGCGAGATGCGGAGCGTTCGTATTATGACAAGTCCCGAGAACTGACCGCGCAACTTGTCGAAGCCAAGAAGCAGATCGCGGCAGAAGCCAAGGCTGCCGGAGACGCAAGCCTCAAACAGGCCGAGGCAGAACTGAAAGCGCAAGCCGTCGCAGCGGGCTTGAGCGAGGAAGACATTCAGAAGCGTCTGGACATCAAGAAGCGCGAGGTGGAAGCAAGGCTCAAACTGGTAGAAGAAGGTTCCCTTGCAGAATATCAGCTGCAACAGGAGCTCCTGCAGAGACAGTTCGAGATAGACATGCAGCGCCTGCAGTCGGAGGAAGGCACCGACGAACTCATCAAGCTCAGACGCGAGGAGTATCAGCAGCAGCTGACGGAGCTGGACGAGCAGTGGGCCGCATCGGCGCAGCAGACCGCAGACGAACTCCTGCAGAGCAGCCTTGACGCCATAATGAAAGAGCAGGAGGCCCGACAGCAGGCCTTTCTTGAACAACAGCAGCAGGAAGCCGAGAAGCAACAGATGGCCATGGACACTGCGGAAGCATTCGGCGCTGTAGTCAATAGCGTGGGCGGTATGCTCGAAGCCTTCGGAAAGGAAAACAAGGAACTGGCGCAGCTCTCCAAGGTCATAGCGCTCGCGCAGATTGCGATTGAGACCGGAGTCGCTACAGCGAAAGCAGTATCAGCAGCCATGAGCAAAGGATTTCCTGCAGCATTAGTGGACATAGCCTTGGCAGTGGCCACGATAACTTCCGGAATGTCGTCTGCAATCAGCGCAGTCAAGAGCGCCAAGTTCGCCACCGGAGGCTACGTCAGCGGCCCAGGTACCGCGACAAGCGACAGCATTCCTGCGAGACTGAGCAACGGGGAGAGCGTGATCAATGCAAGGTCTACCGCTATGTTCGGACCGCTGTTGTCCTCTCTGAACCAGGCAGGAGGCGGTGTGCCCTTCACTCCAGACAGCGCCGGATCACGCGAGGGCTACGAGTTCCTGGCCGCTGCAGTCGCGGCTGGCATGAAGTCTGCAAATATCCGAGTGGCCGTCGATGACATCGCGTCAGTTCAGGAAGACGTGGCATACATCAAGGCCGTCAGCACCATAGGAGGATAGCGTATGACAACAAGGAAATACGACCTGGTCGACAAATACTCAGACATCCTGCAGACCTGCGCAATGGCGGGCATCACCGTACAGGACTGGAAGAATGCCGAGATCTACAGATTCGTCCAGAAGATGCGCTCGGACGGCAACAAGATGGACTACTGCGTCCAGCAGGCCGTCATCCGTTACGTAATATCCGAAGCTACGGTCTGGCGGATTCTCAGGAACATGGAAAAGCCGGTTACTATCATGCGATGATAGTGGATTTTTGCAATAAAGTGACGCGGTGGGCGTCACTTTTGCTTTACTTTGCAGTAAATCCTTACTGCAATGATTCTCAAAGTATACAGCGCCATCGTTTCAGAGGATGAACGCCAGTTCCTGCAGTTCATGGGAATGGACGGCACCTCTTTCAACGGCATAGACGAATTCATATCCAGCATTCCGGAAGATGACGATGTCATCGACATGCGCATCAACTCCCCTGGCGGAGTGGTGTCGGAAGGCTGGGCCATCATCGACAAGCTCCGCGCAACGGGCAAGAAGATAACGGCCACCATCGAAGGACAAGCGTCATCGATGGCGGCTATTCTGTTGCTTGCGGCGTCAGAGCGCAAGGGCTACAAGCATGCGACCCTTCTTATCCACGACGCCTTCTACCCTGAATACACCCTCGCAGGCGCATACCACAAGGAAGACCTCGAGAAGCTCGCCGCACAGCTGGAGGCAGACAACCAGCGCGCCCTCGACTTCATGGTCGAACGCACAGGAGCGGACAGGGAGACCCTCGAGGCCATCATGAAGGAAGACACTCCGATGAACATGGAGAAGGCGAAGGAACTCGGCTTTGTGCACGAGATCCTCGAGCCCGTGAGCGCATCCGCAAAGGGCTGGAAACGCCCGGTTCTCATAAATTCCAACACGACAGATATGGACAACAAGAAGACACTCGCTTCCGCATTCAAGGCATTCGCGGAGGCTCTCGGTCTTTCCATCAAGATGGAGGCTGAGGAGACCCCGGTAAACTACGTCCTCACAGCGCAGGACGGTACCGAAATCACAATCGACAAACCAGAGGGCGAAGACCCTGCAGTCGGCGACGCCGCTTCTCCAGACGGAGAGTTCCTCATGCCGGACGGCACTACCATCGTGGTAGTTGACGGAGTAATCACGGAGATCCGCGACGCAGACGGGGAGCAGGAAGACGAGCTCGACAAGGCTCACGCCGAGGAACTCGCTGCAAAGGACGCGGAGATCGCGTCACTCCAGGCCCGCATCGAGGAACTCGAGGCAGGCAAGATGACCGCAGAGCAGGAGGAGATCCTCGCAAGCGTAGAGAAGGCCGGCGGCAAGGCTTGGCTTGACAAGTCCCTGCAGTCGAACTACAAGCCGGCAACAAGACAGCGTTCAGCTCAGACCGTGCAGCCGAAGGCAAGCAAGATCTCTGAGGACCTCGAGAAGGCAAGAGAACGCAAGGCGTCAAAGCGCAAATCAGCAAAGAACGAATAACCCTTAACAGCTAGACACATGGCATCATCAGGCATCAATTTCGAGGAGCTCACTCCTCAGTGCGGAGCTCTCAGTGAGCTCGCGGAGCTTATCTTCCTCACACTGCAGGAAGACGACAAGCTCGGACAGTTGCTCGTCTTCATGAACGAGCAGCGCAACGGCAAGAAGGTAGGCTTCATCGGCAAGCCGGGAGCGCTCGGACGTAAGTCCCAGGGCTGTAATCCTGAATACGACAACCACCTCGCCCCAGCTTCAGAGAAGACATGGGACATCGCAGAGTGGGAGATCGCGGAGTCAATCTGCTACGAGGACCTCGTAGGCACCATCGCTCAGCACTTCGCAATCAACGGCTCAGACGTCGCTGACCTCACCTCAAGCGAGTACATGGAGAAGATCGTCCGTCCTCTCTTTGAGCAGGCAATCCTAGACCTCATCATCCGCTACTCATTCTTCGGCGACAAGAACATCGAGGAGTCAGAGCTTCAGGATGGTGTGGACGTAGAGGCATTCAACCTCATCGACGGAATCTGGAAGCAGCTCTTCACAGGCGTGACAGCTGGCAAGACCAAGAGAGTGACCATCGCAGCAAACGCTGAGGCTTCTGTAGACGCCCAGTACGAGGCGATGAAGGCTCCGGGTGCAGCTACAGGCGTACTCAACGACCTCATCATCAAGACTCCGGCGAAGATGCGCAACCTCGCAGGCCGTCGCTTCATCGTGACTCAGGCCTTTGCCGACATGCTCAACTTCGACATCCAGAACAACAACAAGGGCAGCGACCTCCAGTGGGAGTCCATCTTCGCAGGCATCCAGAAGACCACATACCAGGGCGTGGAACTCCTCGCAGTCCCTCAGTTCGACGAGATCATCCAGACCTACCTGAAGAACACCAGCAACGCAAACGCTTACGACAAGCCGTTCCGCGTGATCTACGGATCAAAGGACAACTTCCGCGCAGGCTCAGAGTCTAGAGACACCATCGCAACCCTGAAGGCGTTCTTCGTAGAGAAGGACCAGACCAACTACCTCTTCGCTAAGGACACCCTCGGCGCAATGGTAGTGGCAGAGGACTACGCAGCGGTCGCTTACTAGTAACCCTTAACAAGACAGGAGGATAACTATGGCAAATAACATCTGCAATGGAATCATCAAGCAAGGTCTGCCGGCGGTAGACTGCGCTAACCTCCCGGCTAAGGGCTACGAGCGTAAGGCTATACTCATCAACCGAGAGGACATCGACTTCGCAGAGGCTACTCTCTCCGAGACCATGTCGAACGTCATCACGTCTCTCGGTCTGAAGGCCGACAAGAAAGGCTTCGAGGTTTACCAGATGGGCAACGCACCGTTCACTGGTACCAACAACGCCCTCGAGGACGGCACCTATTTCAAGAGTGTAACGAAGACCCTCGTGATTGCTGTGCTCAGCAATGACCGCGACACCCAGGGCGGCTTCGTGGATCCGCTTATCAACGGCGAGTTCGTAGCGATTCTTGAACGCAAGGACAAGGGCGCCAACAAGAACTCTGCCTTCGAGGTGATAGGTTTCCACAACGGCCTCACGCTCACCGCTCTCGCTGAGGACGCATACGGCGACAACTTCAACGGCGGCCTTTACACCCTCACCGAGACAGGTGCTCCTGTTACAAGGATGTACCTGGGCGAGACCTACGAGGCAGGTAAGGCTCTCTTCGATTCCCTCGCCGACTAATCACTCAATCCGATTGCTATGGACTACACCGGAGCAATGGAACAGCTGACCCGTCTCCGCTCGCTGATTGCAGCGGGTGGGGACGATTCAGTATTCAGCAAGGAAGACATCCGCATCATCGAACAGTTACACTTCGAGGAGACCGGCAAGCCGGTGCGAGAATGCGGCTGCAGAGACCGATATACAGACGCGGTCATATGTTTATACAAATCAATTAAAAACAGAGGCGCTATGGCGAAAGAACAGCAATATATGCTCCGCCCCGGAGTCATTATCTGGATAGGAACGGAGGCGTATTCACGCCACAACATCACAGACAAGATCGCAAAGGCATACCTGAAGGCATTCCCTGGCGATTACAAGAAATTCGAGAGGCTTCCCGAGTCTTACCAGACCCGTGAGATGGCCGCGCTCGTAGGCACTGACCCAGAAACCGAGAAATAATGAAGATAAAGAACCTGCCGAAGGCCGCACCGGCCATTGAGACTGGCTACCTGCGCAACCTGGGGCTGCAGTCGTATGACGCAGATAACCTCTATCCTCAGAATGTCAGGAACATAGTCTTGAACTCCAAGACCGGCGCGAGCTGTCTCGAGCGATACAAGGATTACATAGAAGGCCGCGGCATTGCCTCGGCAGTGCTCGCGAGCCTGACAGTCAATCTCGACGGAGAGACCCTGGCAGGCCTGCACAGGCTGGTGTCCGATGATCTGGCGACTTTGAACGGCTACGCCATCCACGTAAACTACAACGTGGACGGACGCATCACCAGTCTGCACCACA